CGGCTCGTCCTCGTCCCACAGGCGGATGTCGATGGCACCAGCGGCGCGGACACGGGCGGCGAGGCGCTCGGCCACGGCCTTGGCGCACTCGCGGCGGTCGAGGAAGTACGGCTCGCCTGTCTCCTCGCAGTGCCCCGGCTCGCAGCCCGGGAAGCGGGTGCCGTGTCTCCACTGCTCGCCGTCAGCGAAGCTGACGTAGACGAAGTACACCTCGGCCAGGAACGGGTGACCGTCGTCCGACGTGCCAGCGTGGTACAGGTCCGAGGCCACGCCGACTTCGGCCTTGGTGATGTCCAGACGGTTCATGGTGATGTCCTTTGCAGTAAGGGTTGGAATTCAGACCAGCGGGAATTCGCTGTCGAAGGCGGCGAGGTCGATCTCGACCGGGGCGGCGCGCCTGCCGTTGCTGGCCCGCTTGTCGCTGATGGCCCAGCCGCCGATGCCCTGGGTGGACCAGTTGCGATTCGCCAGGGCGAAGCGCAGGAGGTTGTTCAGGACGTGGGTCTCGTCGGTGTCGAACTGCTCGGCCAGCTTGGCGATGGTCGGGGCGATCTTGCCGTCCAGGCGAACCGACTTGATCTTGTTGGCGGCACGGTAGGCGGCTTGGCGCTCGGCAGCCGAGGCGTACTTGGCGGGACGACCGCGCTGGGGGGTGGTGGTCACGGCGGTCTCGACGAAGGCTTGGTTGGTCATGGTGCAGTGCAGTAAGTGGTGTAGGCCAGGGCTGTATTATGGCATTCCGTTATGGGTGATTGGAGACCTGGGCTGAACTATTTTTAGGTGCTTTCCCCTAGGGGCCCTCGCGTGCGGGCGCATGCGCCCGCGTGCGTACGCGTACGCGTACTACAGTGAACTAGTGTCTTCTTGTCCTAGGACAAAAGGACATGATTCATATGGAATACGGGCGGGCGCGCGCGCGCGCACACGCGAGGCCAGTCGAGCCTCAGGCTTGGATGCGGCGAGGTTAGTGGCTACACTCGCGGCCATGACGCCCGGTGCCAGTAAAAAACTACCCCCTGCTGGTGGACAGCGGAAACCGCCAAACGCGGGCAAGGGGCGGCCTGCTGGTGTGCCGAACAGGACCACCGTCGAGTTCCGCGAGACCATCCGCAGGCTGCTGGAGGACAACAGCGACAACATCGCCAAGTGGGTGGCCCAGATCGCCAAGGGCACGCCAGCGGTCAAGGACCGTGACGGCAACGTGATCCACCCGGCTCGCCCTGGAGACCCAGGCTTGGCCCTGGGCAAGCTGGCCCACCTCGCTGAGTTCGCCGCCCCGAAGCTGACCAGGGCCGAGGTCACAGGACCGGGCGGTGGCGACCTCACCGTGGTCATCAAGCACCTGGGCACCAAGCCATGATGAACGGCATTACGTCACCCGTGATTGCTGACCACGTCGTCTTCGCCGCGTTCGCCCAGGTCGTCGGTCAACTGCCCAACGCCCAGGAACGGGACATGGCGCTGGCCTTCGCCAAGCTGATCCTGGCCGCCGCAGTGCCCAGGCCCATCGAGCCCGCTCCGAAGCCTCCCAAGGCCTGGGAAGGGCCTGCGCGGGTCATCCCTGGAGCAGGGCCAGACCTGTCGGTCCACCGGCAGGTCGCATGGGGCGAGCCGCCCAAAGAGGACACGGTCTGATGTGCGCTGCCTACGTCGAGTGGTCGGTCTGGGTGATCGCAGCCTCGCCCGTCATGGCGGCGGCCATCGTCCTGGCCGTGGATCGGTGGGCGTGATGCAGGCCCACCCGCTCTACGACGACGAGGCCCTGGTGGCCGAGGTGACTCGGGCGCATGCCAAGGCGGGCCGCACCGTGTTCCAGCTTTGGCAGGTCAGCGACAACGAGGCCGACCACTCGGTCGCCATGCTGGACATGGTCGCCCCGCCGCACCGCGCCCGTGTCCTGTCCCTGGGCTGCGGCATCGGCGGCATGGAGGCGTACTGGCAGGTCGTCAGGCCTGACCTGCGGTTCACGCTGCTGAACAGCAGCGCAGCGCAGCTTGACCAGTGTGTCTGCCCTGGGCGTCGTGTCCTGGGCGATGCCCAGGACTACCAGTTGCTGGAGGGCCAGGAGCCCTTCGACGTGACGATCCTGGCCTACATGCTGGGCCATGTTGACGCCGACAAGACCCTGCGGCGTGCGATGGCGGCGACCAGCGGCACGGTGCTGGTGCTGGACGTGGACCAGGGCACGCCAGCGTTTAAACGGCACCTGCACTACGACCCGCCGTCGCCCGCCCTGCTACGCAGCTTCGGCTTCACCAAGCGGTCCACGCCCACGGCCCGCTGGTACGTCCAGGGCCTGGACTGGGAGGACGTGCCCGACTACGTCCACGACGCCATCGAGGGCAGTGAGCCCGCCATCTGGGTCTGCCGTGGGTAGCAGCCTGCGCCGCCGTCGGAACAGCACCCGCCGTCGGGTGCTGACGCTGACCCGCATCCTGGCCGAGACCTTCCGCAAACGGTCGGCTGCCATCGCCGCCAACGTGACGGCCAACAACGCCCTGCTGATGAGGCTGACCCGTGGCTGAGATCGTCCTGCCAAACGGCTTCGACCCCAGGCCCGCGCAGGAGGACCTGATGCGGTTCTTCGATGACGGCGGCCTGCGGGCCGCCTGCTGCTGGCCCAGGCGGTACGGCAAGGACCTGACGATGGTCCACCAGACCGTCAAGGAGATGTTTAAACGTCCGGGCATGTACTTCCACATGCTGCCCACCCACAAGCAGGCCAGGAAGGTCATCTGGGACGGCTTCGACAACACGGGGCGCAAGCTGCTGGAGACAGCGATGCCGACGGCCCTGCGGAAGGACACCAACCAGACCGAGATGAAGATCACCCTGCGTAACGGGGCGATCTGGCAGTTGGTGGGGTCGGACTACTACGACAGCTTGGTCGGTGCCAACCCCTTCGGCATCACGATGTCCGAGATGGCGCTGAGTGACCCGAGGGCGTGGCAGATATTCCGCCCGATCCTGGCGGGCAACGGAGGCTGGGCGGCGTTCATCAGTACACCTCGGGGCTACAACCACTTCCACGACGTGATGAAGATCGCCAAGGCCAACCCGGCGTGGTTCCGCTCGCACCTCACCAGCCTGCAGACGATGCACATCCCCGAGTCGGTGCTGGCCGATGAGCAGCGCGAGATGCCCGACGAGTTGTACCGCCAGGAGTACATGTGCGACTTCGCTGCGGCCAACGTCGGGGCGATCTTCGGGCGCTACGTCGAGCAGGCCGAGAAGGAGGGCCGCATCTGCGACCTGGGCTCGCCGCACGGTGACAGCGAGGTCTGGTGTACCAGCGACATCGGCTACCGTGACAAGGCCGCCTGGGTCTGGTGGCGGCGCATGCGCGGGGGCTTTGAGATCTTCCACTACGACGACGGCAGCGGCATGGACGCCGAGGAGTGGGTCGAGCGGCTGTCCAAGCAGCCGCGTGCCGACGTGCTGATCCTGCCGCACGACGCCCGCGTCAAGACCTTCCAGTCCAAGCGCAGCAGCGTCGAGGTGTTCCTGTCCACGCCGCCGTGGTCGAACTGTGATGTTCGTGTAAACGAGCAGCGCAGGAAGGCCGACAGCATCAACGCGGGCCGCCTGATGATGCGCCGCGTGCGGATCAGTGACGCCCCGGTCTGCGAGCCGTTCCTGATGGCGATGCGGGCCTACTCGTTCAAGTACGACGAGGAGACCAAGACCTTCAGCAGCGAGCCCAACCACGACTGGTCCAGCCATCCGGCTGACGCCTTCATGGAAGGGGCCGCACGGCTGACCGAGTTGGAGCCCGCGCCGCCGAAGAAGACAATCATCGTGCCGAGCATGGACCGGGCCTTCACGCTGGAGGACCTGCACGCCAACGTGAACCCCTACAACCGCTCAAGCGGGAGACTCTGATGCCATACGGAACTACGCCTAACGAAACTCCCGGTCAACAGCCTGGGGCTCCCGGCGCTCCGCAGCCCCCGAAGGGCCCCCAGTCGGCCAAGAACAAGGTCGAGACCGGCAAGCAGTTGCCGTCGGAGCAGGCCGAGCAGGCCAAGAAGGACCCGACCAAGCTGGCTGAGGTCTGGGAGAAGGAGCTTCAGGCTGCAAAGAAGGAGTTGTCCAAGTTCCACACCACCGGCAAGGCCCTGGTGCAGCGGTATCTGGACGAACGTGGCAGCGCACTGTCTGGCGAGGCCGACAGCAAGTTCAACCTGTTCTGGTCCAACATCGAGGTGCTGAAGTCCTCGCTGTACGCCAAGCCTCCACGGGTGGACGTGAGCAACAGCTACAAGGACACCAACGACGACGTGAGCCGGGTGGCCGCCAACATCCTCCAGCGCATGCTCAACAACGACGTGGAGGAGGACGACGAGTCCACCTACCCGGAGGTCACCCGCCAGTCGGTGGGTGACTACCTGATCGTCGGCCTGGGGCAGGTCTGGTATCGCTACGAGGTCGAGACCGCCAAGGCCAAGACCGAGGAGGTCAAGGACCCGCAGACCGGCATGGTGCTGGCCCCGGCCATCGAGTACGAGGCGATCACTCACGAAGACGCCCCTGCAGACTACGTCTACTGGGAGGACTTCTGGTGGAGCCCTGCACGGGTGTGGCAGGACGTGCGCTGGGTCGCACGCCGGGTCTACATGAACCGCGAGGAGTTGATCGCCCGCTTCGGTGACAAGATCGGCAAGGACATCCCGGTCAACAAGCAGAAGAACAAGGCGTCGAGCATCGACCCCCAGAACGACCCGTGGGACAAGGCGGGTGTGTTTGAGATCTGGGACAAGACCACGAAGTGCGCCTACTGGCACGTCCTGGGCTACAACATCATCTGCGACCACAAGGAAGACCCGCTCAAGCTGCGCGGGTTCTTCCCGTGCCCGCAGCCGCTGGTGGCGAACGCCACGACCAGCAAGATGATGCCCAGGGCTGACTACCTGCTGGCCCAGGACCAGTACGCCCAGATCGATGAGATCACCACCCGCCTGAAGTACCTGATCAAGGCCTGTAAGGTGGTCGGGGCGTACGACAAGAACAGCACCGGGCTGCAGCGGATCTTCATGGAGGGCATGGAGAACCAGATGATCCCGGTCGACAACTGGGCAGCGTTCGCCGAGAAGGGCGGCCTGAAGGGGCAGATGGACTTCATCCCCATCGAGGTCATCGCCAACGTGATCGAGCGGCTGACCGCCCAGCGCGAGGTCATCAAGGCCAACCTGTACGAGGTCCTGGGCATCGCAGACATCATGCGCGGCGCGACCAACCCCGACGAGACCCTGGGGGCGCAGCAGTTGAAGGCCCAGTTCGGCGGCAACCGGCTGCAGTTCAAGCAGCAGCAGATCGGAGCCTGGGTCTCCAGTGGTCAGCGCATCCGGTCCCAGATCTTCTGCTACCACTTCCAGGCGAACACCATCGCAGAGCGGTCGAACATCATGCTGTCCAACGACAAGACGTTGGCACCGCAGGCAATCGAGTTCCTGAAGTCCGGGGCTGAGTCCAAGCAGTACCGCATCACGGTCGAGGCCGAGTCGATGGCGATGGTGGACTGGGCCCAGGAGCGCGACAGCCGCACCCAGTTCCTGGCGGCCACGGGCAACTTCATGCAGCAGGCCGGGTCGATGGTCGAGTCCGCGCCAGAGTCCCTGCCGGTCATGCTGGAGTTGATGAAGTGGGGCCTGGGTGGGTTCCGCGTGGGCAAGGAGATCGAGACCGTGCTGGACCAAGCCATCCAGGCCGCAGGCAAGCCCAAGGAGAAGGAGCCGCCCGATCCGCTCAAGGAGGCCCAGATCGCCAAGGACAAGGCCTCTGCCCTGCAGTCCCAGGCCACGGCCCAGGAGAAGATCGTCACGGCCCACGCCGAGGCCGCCGAGGCCCTGGCGATGTGGGGCCCGATGGCGATGTCCACGCCCCTGCCGCAGGACGGCGGCGGTCAGCCGCCCCCTGGCGGGATGCCGCCCGGTATGCCGCCGCCAGGAGGGCCGCCTCCGGGCGCTGGTGGGCCGCCACCGGGTGGACCGCCGCCCGGAATGCCCCCAGGAGGGCCTGCAGGGCCGCCAGGAGGCCCGCCAATGGGCGGGCAGCCACCTGGGCCGCCTCAGGGTCCTCCGCAGCCGCCTGGAGGCCCTGGAGCCGTACCATCGATGCCGCCACTCGGTGGCCCACCTCAACCCATGTAGGAGCAGACCATGACCAAGAAGCAAGCCGACGCCGACTACGAAGCCGAACTGGAGGCCGAGAAGGCCGCCGAGAAGAAGTACCCGACCAAGGCCGTCGAACGCCCCGAGATGCCCGCCCGTTTCGAGAACGGTGGGGCCAGCTACGAGGAGCGCGAGGCCTGGATCAAGGAGAACTGGCCCGAGGAGGCCGAAGCCAAGTGCGGCCCGCCTGACGAAGCCTAGGAGACCATCATGGCCCGCATGTCGGACATCCTGCGCGAGGCCGTCGGCCAAGCCGACGCCACCGGGCACCTCCTGCGCGGCGTCGTGACGCAGCCGCTCGCGGGCCTGTACGGTCTCAGCAAGGGCACCGCCGACATGCTGCGCGAGCGCGACCTGGGGGCGTTCGGCAGGGGCGGCGCAAAGGGCGCCGAGGAGGCCAGCGAGTTCCTGGGCGGTTCGCCGTTTACACAGCGCGGCCAGGAGTTGATGGAGCAGTTCGGCGCGACCGCCAAGAAGGGTGCCGAACTGGCCCGTGACAACATCCCCGGCGTGACCGAGGGCGAGGCTGGCTGGGAGAAGTTCAGCGAGAAGGCACCCTTCGCCGCCGCCATGACGGCGGGTTTGGTGGAGGCCTCACCGGGCGGCAAGGGCAAGAAGGCCCTGGCGAGCGCCGAGAAGGCCGCCGAGAGGGCCGCAGCCAAGGCCGCCAAGTCCAGCCTGCGCGAGGACATCGAGCAGGCCGTCAAGACCACCGAGCGCAACCCCGACATGAAGGTGCTGGAGCCGCCCGAGATGGAGGTGTTCGGCAACAAGGCCAAGCGCGAGGCTGCGACCAAGAAGAAGCTGGGCAAGCAGGA